GTTCTAAGAGGTGAGAAAGATGAAACAATTTAAAATTACAGGATACGCAAAAATTGGTTTTGAAAAAATTGTAGAGTGTGAAAGCCAAGAAATGGCTAACCAACTAGCCGATTTAATCGAACGTGCAACAGATGTAGATGATAGTGATATGAATGATTGGATTGATGAAGTAGAGGTTGAAGAAGTGGAAGAGTTAGAGGAATAGAAATGTTAGTCAAAGATAGAACAAAATATTGCTGGGTTGACAATGGAAGAGCTGGCGAACCGCAAGATAGTATTAAAGATGCAATAGCGGATTATTTAGAATACATCAGTTATTTTGATGATGTTGCTCGCAATCGTGATATTGAATGGGTACGTGTTGGACACCCTTATCATTACGTTCCAGAGATTGATAGTGAACGAGTACTTTGGAATTTAATTGAATATGATATGGATGATGAAATTAAAGAATGGTCGGACGATTACTTGAACGATGTAAAGAAAGAGCATATTGACGAACTAAGCGAAGAACTAACAAAAGTATTCCGAGCATGGGAGAAGAAATATGGGTTCGAAAATCGTGCATATGTAGTTATGGAAACCGAGCAATATCGTATTGGTGATTATGTTAAGGAGTAAGTGTTTATAGTATATGAAAATACTAGATGCATGTTGCGGAAGCAAGATGTTTTGGTTCGATAAAGAACATAATGAAACCTGTTACATGGATAAACGCACATTGGACACAACACTATGTGATGGTAGGAAGTTGATTGTAAAACCTGATGTAATCGCAGATTTCCGTAAGATGCCTTTTGATGATGAAAGCTTTTACCTAGTCATTTTTGACCCACCACATTTATTAAATGCTGGTGAAAAATCGTTTTTAGCGTTGAAATATGGGAAGTTAGAACAAACATGGCAAGAGGATATTAAACAAGGCTTGTCAGAGTGTTGGAGAGTATTGAAAACAAATGGAACAATGATTTTTAAGTGGAATGAGGAACAAATCACGTTACCGATGCTTAAAGGGTTATTTCCTAGTAATCCAATATTTGGCCAACGCAGAGGTAAGACGATATGGATTGTGTTTTTTAAAGGAGAATAAAAATATGTACGAATTACAAGAAAAAGCAATCAATGCAGCAAGAACAGTTTTATTAAACGAGTTATATTGCAGTGCTGATAGACTAGAACCTAGTGATATGTATGTAGTATGGTTCTGTAAAACGTTACAAAACTGGAAAGCATTGGTAAGTGGTGTATATATCAAAAAATATATCGAAGTTACATATAACGGAGATACGGGAGAAACGTATGTTGATGTGTACAAGAAAATGTGTAATCGATGCTTAAAAGATGGCTGTGATGAAGATTGCCAATAGAGAAGAAAAAGAGGGGAAAATGAGAAAGCTTTTAATTGTGGCAGATGGAATTTTAGTAATGCTATTTCTTATCACTACTTTTTCATTTGTATTAGCACTTGTGCTATGGCTAGTTGAAATTTTGGGTGTAAGTATATGGTCGGTGGCTAAAACATTTTTAGCGATGGTGATAAGTTTTGTATTAGTTTTTTTACTTGAAGAGTTAATGAAAAAGTTAGATGTGTAGGGGGAATGATCGTTGCCAATAAATAGTAAGCAAAAAGGTGCAAGAGGTGAGCGTGAATTTGCTAGTCTATGTAAGGCACATGGATTTGATGTTCGTAGAACGCAACAGTATTGCGGAAATACAGGTGATGCCAGCGATTGTGTTGGACTACCTAATATTCACATTGAAGTAAAGCGTGTGCAAGCATTAAATATCGATAAAGCAATGGCACAAGCAATTCACGATAGCGAACATAAGAATGTGATGCCAATCGTGGCGCATCGAAAGCATAATGCTAAATGGTTAATCACCATGAGGGCGGATGATTGGTTTGAAATGTATAAAGAAAGCGGATTGAGTAATGGCAGTTAATACATCAACATATGGTATCCCGCACAATTGCAAGAATTGGCTAGCGTTAGCATCGGTAGTATGGGGCGAACTGGATATAAGCGAGGCCATACATATTGTTACTGACAAAGGCAGGGGATTGCCTACAAAAAGAAGCATACAAGATGAATTTGCATTGACTGATAAGGTTATTGAACTATGCAAGAAAGGTTTAACAAACAGGCAAATTATGGATGAGTTGAATATATCGAGCAATCGAGTTGTTAGAGCGAAGAATTGGGGAGAATGGAATAATGTTAGTGAAACTATTAAATGAATACGCAAAATTGCCAACTAGAGGAACAATTGATAGTGCAGGATTAGACATATATTGTCCGTTTAATATAACAGTACATGCAGATAGTCAGAAGCGGATTCCATTAGGGTTAGCGGTTGAGATACCTAAAGGATATGTTGGGGTTCTTGCACCTAGAAGTAGCCTTTGTAAAACACCATTGAGAGTACCTAATAGTCAAGGTTATATTGATGCAGATTATAGAGGGGAACTAAGCATTGAGTTTGAAAATATATCTTGTAAAGATTATGAAATTTCAAGAGGTGATCGTATAGCACAATTGATTATCACACCTTATTTGAATGTAGATGTAGAAGAGGCTCAAATACTCAGCGAAACAGAACGAGGTGCTGGTGGATATGGTAGTACTGGCAAATAAAAAGACAGTAAATAGACAGAAAAGACAGTAGAAAGACAGAAAGTAGACAGTAAAAGGAGAAAACAAATATGAATAAATTAGTATTAGCAACAATGATTATGGGTACAATTGGCGGTAATGTATTAGCAAGCGGTGTTGTAACAGGGCCAGTAGAGCCTAACACACAAGCACCAGTAGTAAGCGGTTACAATTCTGTAGCGGTAGGGGCAAATACAGTAGTTACAGGTATAAATACAATTGCAATTGGCCGTGATAATAAAGCAACAGGAAATGATAGCGTTGTAATTGGCGGTGGCAACGGAACAATCGAAGCTGATCAAGCAAGCGTAATTGGTTACAACAATTACGTAGGCAACAATAAAGAACAAACTGTATTAGGTGCTAATAATACAGTGGATAACCAAGGTGCAATCGTGGTAGGCACGCACAGTGTAGTGCGTGGTATTGATGCTGTAGTCATTGGCAATAATGCATCAGCACCTATTCAAAATAGCGTTGCGATTGGCACAAACAGTCAAACGGATAACCCTGTAGGTGTTCTACAAGTTGTATTAAATGGTGTAACTCACGTGTTCGCAGGTGAAAGTCCTAATAGCGTAGTATCATTTGGTAGTAAGAAAAGCGATACATATAGCGGAATTAGTAACTACAATCGACAACTGCACAATGTAAGTGCAGGCCGTGTAGACCCTAGCAGTTTAGATGCAGTTAATGGCAGTCAGTTATTCGCAGCGTATGACGAAATTGAAACAAATGGAACACACATTGCAAAACTTCAAAAAGATGTGAACTGTTTAGACAAACGAGTTACACGAAATACTACAAATATCTCTAATTTGACCTCTAAGGTTGATAACGGATTTACAACGATTAATAACACTCTAAACGCTACAAACGAGCGTGTAGGGCAAAATAGCCAAGCCATTTTGAACAATACAGATAGAATTAATAACCACGAAACACGCATTACGGATTTAGAACGAAACACAGTAGGTCAAATCTCAAACGTGATGCATGAAGTGGCAAAAACTGGTGCATCTAATGCTGCACTAAGTGCGTTACACTACCTAGGGTACAATTCTGATGATAAATTAACATTTGCAGTAGGCTACGGCCACTACAAAAACGCAAATGATGTGGCCCTCGGTATGTTCTATGCACCAACGGAACACGTTATGTTTAGCTTGGGTGCTACGTTAGCCAACAAAATGATTAATGCAGGTGTATCTTTTAGACTGGGTAAGGGTTATGAATATGAAACTAACCATAAAGGCAAAATCAAACAACTTGAAGAGTTGGTAAATCAATTAGTAGCGGAAGTTGAAGAATTGAAAGCTGGTAAATAAATGTGTATACCGATTAGAACATATACAGGTGATATAGAAAACCTACAAACGAAAACACAAGACTTCAAAGCGATGGCTGATAGGGATGCAAAAGCTAATAGAAATGCATTTGGGTTTATGCAAGAGTTGTTTTTCAATGCGATCATGGGTGTATCGCTAGTGGCTTTGATATTTGGATTTGTGATTTTGATTAAAGTATTGGTTGGATAGATATAGGCGGTGAAATATCCGCCTTATCATAAGGAGTGAATATGAGAATTTATCACGATATAAAAAGGATAGGGCTACATGATACAATTCATATTTTGCAACAAGCCTTAACATTTGTTTATGAGGATTATTTATTTGAACCTAAAGTAACGTTGAATATGAATATGTTTATTGTTGTTTACAAGAAGTCAGATATAAAAATATGTAGAAATATATCAATGTATGAATTAGAGGGTTTAAACATTACATTAGAAGAATTTGCACTAAGAATAAAGAACGAGATTATATCACAATATCGTTATGAATTGGATAAAATTTATAATGGCGGGTTAAAATGTTAGGTTATAGCGGATATACAGAACATTCTGATTATTACATAGCACCGCATGACACATGGGAAAGTGCATTTGAATTTCTAAAACAGCTGGCTTGTGAAAGTGGCGATGATGAATTTTGCATCGGTGAGCTACATAAAGGAGCAGTATTAAAGTTGAAACAAGTTGAATGGTACAAATGGAATGAAGATAAAGGGGAGTGGGTAGAGTATGATTAAGCGTTATAAAAAGAAACCAGTTGTGATTGAAGCAATACAGTATACGCGAAAAAATTGGAAAGAGTGTGTGAAATTTTGTGGAAAAGACTTTATATGCTTTATTGAAAACAAACTTCTCATTAACACATTAGAGGGGAAATATAGAGCGTCGTTAGGTGATTACATTATTAAAGGTGTTAAAGGTGAGATTTATCCGTGTAAGCCTGATATATTTGAAATGACATATGAAGAGGTATAACTATGAACGATAAACAATTTACAGATGAACTATTTAGACGCATGTATGATCTAGGGTATCGAAAAGCGGAAATTGAAGATGATACACTATTTTTCTTTGTCGGCGAAAGAGATTATCTATGCCCGTTTTCGCCACGTGTTCCAGTGAAATCTACATGCTTCGAAGAGAAAGACCAACTAATCGATATTGGCGAGTATCTAGGCCTTGTTGATTGGTCGAAAGTAGAAGTTGATACACCGATTTTTGTAAGAAATAGTATTGAAGAAGTATGGAAGTGTAGATATTTTGCAATGTATGAAAATGGAGAAGTATATGCGTGGCAACTTGGAAGAACATCTTGGAGTAATGTAATAAAAAATTCTCCGATTGCATGGAAATATGCAAAACTAGCAGAGGTATAAACATATGATATGGTTTATGTTCTTTTGCTTGGTAGTTGCTATGGGTAATGTAAACAATGGTTATGCAAATGCAATTATATTTGTAGCATGGAGCGTGTTGGTTTATATGTTAGTCATTAATGGTACATTTAAGGATTGAGGTGATTTGTATTTGAATGAACCAACAAAAAGTGAAAAAAGATTAATTAGTAGTGCTAGAAAATACCTTGAGCCTGTAAAGACAGTTGATGAACAAATAAAGTCGATTGCAAAAGAAATAGAGCAACTACGATGCAATATTACATCGATTAGTGCTATTGATTACTCAAAAGATAGAGTGAGCGGTGGCGGTGTTCCATGTGGGTTAGAAAATAGTGTAGCAAGGTTTATTGATACAGAAAAAGAACAACGCAGACGGATTGATGAATTGAGCGAGTACAAATGCGATGTAATCAACACGATCAATAGTCTAAGTGAAGAAATAGGCGGTACAATGTTACGTTATGAATACCTGCTTGGAATGTCAGCCAAACAAGCGCATTCTGTTTTTGAGAACCAATTCAACGAAAGACAGGCTATGAGGTATAAAGAAAAAGCGTTAATTGAAATAGGCAGGTTGAAATGTCAGTAAATGTCATGAAATGTCAGTAAATGTCAGTATAAACACCTAAAAACATATAGTAGAATATAAGGTGTAAGAGTTGCCAATGAGCAATTCTAAAAACTAAATAGCAATTGAGGTGCGGTTTTATATTTTGTATTTGAAAATCAACGAGTATTGTTTCTAAGTCATTACAATCTATATTATTTTCTAACTGCACCGCACCTCTTATATTGCATTTTGTAAACTAATACCGCGCATATAATCCGTTCCAATATTGCAATAACAACCAACTATACGTTTCATGAGATAAAACCTTAAGCGAAAAAATGTTACATACTACAAACAACTGGCGGTATTAGTTTAGAGAGTGCAATTGCATACTGAAAACTAAAGCTATATATGTTCCATTAAGAACCGAGTATCTTGGTTAGTGATAATTAGCGAGTGCTAGCCGTGATTACAATTCATATACTCGTGTTGGTGAAAGCCAACTATATAACTTTGGTTTTGAATATGCAATACAAATGAATAAAACTATCACATAATGAGGTATATCCACGGCGATATATCTCATTTTTTGTATAAAGTTATCAAAAGGGGAGAAATGATGACTGATATATTGTGTTGTAAGAGTAAATGCTTGAACAACAAGAAAGGAAAATGCACGGCTAATGTCATTGAGTATGACGGATTATGCCAAACATACATCACACAGGGGAACGCAAGAAAAAGTACATGCGGTTTGTGTATTAGATCTAATGGGAAGCTAAAACGGAAAGGTGGTGAAGTACTAAAATGATTAAAGCAATTAAACAATTCATTAAGGATAGAGCGTTATTCAAAAAAGCTGCACAAGATTTAGATAATAAAGACCTACAAGCGAAAGCAAAATATGCATTTGAACATCGTGAAGATAATATGCTAAGTATTATTGATTGCCTAGCTATTGTGTGCGGTGTATTGATTATAGTCGGTATTGTGTGGTGCTTAATGTGAATTATCAACCAACGATAAAGAAATTGCTTAAAGCATTACAGATGAACGGCAGGCGGTATGTAGTCGATGTAAGGCAATCATGGAGTAAGTTTGATAAGCCTTGCAAGGTGTATATCGTCAATCGAATGTACACAGAGGAAGAATACAAACTGACATTCCCTCATAAGTACAAGAAAGGGAAAACGTTCAAGCAAGGACAACTCTATAAGAAAGAAAGTGAGTATAGCAGTACTAAGCAACATGAAGTACTGCTATTTTTAGTTAAGACATATAAAGGTGGTGAGTAGCATTGGCGAGTATAAA